ATTGCTATTATGGAGAACTGTGTCCAGCTGGCGGTTCCGTCGGTGGTCGATGCGGAGGTGGGGCCTTCATGGGGTGAGGCCACCCACTCACTTGGAGAGGATGGCCTCATTTGGGGGGTCAAGAAGTAACCTCTTCGGAGGGACCTCGGATCAGGGCCTTCAACAAAACCTTATCGGAGGGGGGCATATAGTACCCCTCTCCGTAGCGACTGTGGATGTGAAACCCTTTAGCTGCCAGCACATGGCGCAGACGGTAGACCGCCATGCGGACAGTAGACTTAGAGTGTTGGATTCGTGGGTTGTAATCCACAATTGCTTGATGAAGTTCATCCTTGCTTACCTCCTGTTTTAGAAGAAGCAGTTCGAGGATCATCGATAGTTGTGCTGGAAGATTCAATCCGGTTTTGATCTCCTTTAGTAATGCGTTCATGTCATTGGTCCTTGTAACGTTATGCGCTCAGAGCAGTTACTTTTTACATTACGTTTTAAAAGTCACGGCAGTGTAAAAATATATGACGTTTCCGTTAGACAGTGCGAACCCTTTCCTCGAATAGACATGGTTCAACACGCGAGGAAGCTTACTTCTTCGTTTTCTCATCAACCGTAAGTACATCTTGTATAGGTGAGCCATAGAGAGAATCCCTCAGGTCGTGTTCCACTTGAGCCAGCACCACGTCTCGCATGTCCGAGCTCAATGTTCCTCCGTCCTTTGACACTGCAAGCTGCGCGGCAAAGGAGTCGTATGCAATCGAGTCGAGCCATGAATCGGTATTGGTTGGGTCGAATGACAAGCGGCTCTGCTTGACGCACGACAGCATGACCACGATGTCATAAGCCGTGATAGTTTTATTTAGGCGGATAGCCGCCAGTGCCGCAGCTCGTGCCGCCATGGGGTACATAGGACCGTACTGTTTTCCGCGTTCTTCCGTGATCGAGAGTGCCTTGTTAAGAATTTCTTGATACTTCATAGCTTGTTCTCCAGTGCATTACTTATGCATTACCCGCGGTTTCAAAACCTTCGTCGGCGATTTCTATTGCTGCATCGTACCCATCTCCGCAGATAACGGTGAACTGTTCCCGTGTGATCCCGCTTTCTACTGCCAGATTGCAGATGTGGTACAGCATGTTCAAAGCAAGGAACTCCCGACAATCGTTGGCAGAGTAGTTTCTTGCCCGCGCTACATCGTAGAAGGCATGGGTGATTGATCCGTAAATGAAAGTAGCCGCAGCTCGCCATGTTGCTTCGTCCGGAATCTTGTTCCCAAGGTCCGTAGCCCGTTTGTCTGCGTCAGAGTCGTCTAAAAAATTAACCATGTGCTTTCTCCTGTCTGCGACTGAATACGATATCAAAGTGTGTGGCGCACCAGCTGGTGCAGTTATGCGTAGGCTCCCCGCAGACGACGGGGTTTATCTCTTTGTTCACCACCCATCTGCATTGGTATCGGCTGATGTCAAACAGCCTTGGCTTGTTGTCCTTGCCCAGCTTGACCTTAAACAGACTGGGGCTGTCATCTATCCTTGGTCTTGTCCGCTTCACCAATGGACGCATGGCGGACAAGGGTGGATGCTTCTTTTCTGGGGTCCCCGCCTTGACGGGTCTGGGCACACGGGGTTTACGTTCTGTCCGGAAGTTCCGATGGATGAAACCAAGAACAGCATTGCGGGTCTTGTTGATCTCCGCCCCAATATCTCGGGCCGACTTGCCAAGTATCATCCCAGACTTCAGGGTCTCAATGTCGTCCTGAGTCCATAACATGTTTGCCATCAGTACTTCCCCCAAGGTAAATCAACCTTGTGTCGGGCCACAATAGGAGGTTGATCAAGGCATTCAAGCATATCGAGAAGAAGCTTTTTAAGCTTGTCTACTGTTGGAGCTTTAGGGGTAACAGGTTCTACAGAATACCCTATCATCTCATCTTGAGCGTAATAGCTTTCCCGTATTTCAAATATTAAATCTTCCCCTGCCCCTCTTCGGAAGAGACTTACTTTTGTTTTGTATGTTTCATCTAGGAAGAAATCAATGCGTACCATCTCGGCCTCCGCAGGTCATTTCGAAAACTCCTTTGGACGGACAGGGGGGACTGGTATCCCCCCCTCCTTGATCACTACGGCACAGGCTCCTAACAGTTGGGCCACCAGCACCAGCAAGATGATCCGATTAATCATGCTGCCTCTCCTTCGATGATGGTCACAGGAACTTCCGGCTCACGTAACCGCAGGAAGATGACACGGTCAACGATTTCGTCGATCACCTTCTCCCGAGCAGGCTCCGGCAGGTCCTTTATCAGGGAGAGGAAGAAGGTGTACATGTAACCATGCATGAAACCTCCACCGTAAAGAGATGGGCGAACGTCCGCGCTGTACACACGTTTAATTTCGTTTTCAAGGTCCTTCATCAGAAGGTCAAACAGTTGGTTGCTCATCGCACTTAATCCTTTCTATGTCTAAGTGGAACTGTAAAATGTCACGGTTAAGTTACATTGTCAATAGGTTATTTTGGTTGGTCTTTTAGCAGGGGAATCCTAAACTTTGTAAGCGGCGGTTCCCAAGCCTTTGCTTCCCAAGGATTTTTTTTATAATATGGATCGTTCTGGAACTTCAGTTCGATCCACATCTTCTGATCCTTATCCGACCGCAGTATGCGAAACCGGATACCGTGTCGCTGGGCCATCTTGATTGTCGCATCAGTCCTCGGCACGTAGACATCTCCCGCATAGGTGTCCATCTCCACGCCGAGGGCAACCAGTTCTTCGTACAATGTTGGCATGTCAGTTCTCTTTTAACCCGTGCCACAATTCCGAAATCAGCTTTGCTATGAAAACAACCGTGCCCAATATGAGAACGACGGTAGCTATGTCTACTGCAAGACTTACCAACAGTTCGTCGTTCATTTCCCTTTGTCCTCCACATCTTTGATGCCGAGCTGCTTGTAATACTTTAGGAGCACGACACGTGCGCTGTTCTTACCGATATTAAACTTCCGTCCTATCACCGCATAGGAACACCCCCTCTTTCGCATCTCGTGCATAGCTGCGCGTCGGATGGGGCGTTCCTCATGGGTGGCTTTATAGGGAGCCATGTGTGTTCTTAATCCATTCTTTCCTGTGCCCGTGCAAAGACTTGTGCGCGACCATAGGTGGGGTCGATCTGACCAATGGTCACCTTGAAGAACGGGCTGCGGCGATAGATGTCTTTGTGACCAGCCTTGTGCCCCTCTTTGTTCTTACTTCCGAGCGGGCGACCACGTTTCTTGGATGGGGCCTTCTGCTTGGCTTGAGAGTTGGCGATGTGCTCGTTGAGCAACTGGGTGAATGTTTGATCTTCGGTAGGCCAGATGTACTTTGTCATTTGCTTTCCTCTTTCAATGTGTTGTTAACAAAAAGTATCAATGCTTGGGCGTTGGGTGGTTTGTCTGATTTACAGTGGGTCAGAATGTGTTGCAGTGCTTCCCGCAACCGTTCAATCTCACCCGCAGCTTTCGCTCTGTCAGACCAATCCATTTGAAAGGACATTGGAATTTTCATTCGCAACCTTTCAACGATGTCCATCACTCTTTCTCCCCTAGTGCTTCCCGCAGGGCGGAGTTACTTTGTTGCAATTGTTTGATTGCCTTATCAGCAAAATCAATTGCCGCCGCCGCTAGGCCGAGGAGTTTTCGTAGCTTCTCAATCTCGTCTGCGGCTTCTTTCTGATCTGGGTCATAAGCGGCGCATATCCGCAACCGTTCAACAACGTCAATCATCACTCGTCCTCCCGTTCTTTCATCATGGCATCGGCGTATTCATACGCAAGTTTAACGTGCGCTTGTATGCCGCCACCATAATCCGCAATGATTCTTGGCAATGCCGCCATTGCTAACTTGTCGCGCAGGGCTTTGCGTTCTTGCTCTTTCTCCATCCGAAACCGCATTACTGCGGGATCAGCGTCAGCCATATCAATCATATGATCCATCACTCTTTCCCCGTAGCTGGTCCTTTGGGTGTGTCCATTGGTATGGTGGGATTCAACTGAATCATTAGTCGTCCTTATCCAGTGCGTGGTTGTATGCGTCATCTGTCCACCGCTCTTCGACCCACTCGTTGTGGATGTGGCAGATGTGCTCTAATGTTTCTGGTGTTCCTCTGGATGTCACCAAAACAATATCGGGTTCTTTGTACTGGTCATGGACGTCGGTGATAATCTTCTTGCCGCACTCGGCCACAAACCAGAGGTCTCTTAAAGACTCGCTCATCACTCTTTCCCCTTCTCTAAAAACTTTAACTTTGGAAGCGATACTTTTTTCTTCCCTTCGCCATACAGTTCAGCTCGGATAGCTTTCCCATGACGGATGTCCTTCAAACTTGCTAATCGTGGCGTCTGATCTAGGTAGGTCATCCCACCAGACTTTGGCGTAAACTTAAAATTAGCCATCACTCTTTCCCCTTCAACATACCAAGTGCACCCATGTAGAGTTCAAGCATCTCTTCTTCCTGCTCAAGTTCCTTGGGGTTTTTCTTACGGATTGCTACAATCTTACGGAGTATAGATGCATCAAGTCCGTTGCCCTTTGCCTCTGAATAAACGTCCTTAATATCCTGTGAGATAGCGGCCTT